AGGCTCTCGGTCGGCGTCGCCTCGAACCTGTTCAAGGGCAAGATCGCGGAAGCGGCCATGTGGAATGTGGCGCTCACCGATGATGAGGTTGCCGCTCTGGCGCAGGGGATCTCTCCCAATCTGATCAGGCCGGGAAGCCTGTGGTTCTATGCGCCGCTGGTCAACGGCCTGCAGAATTTGCGCGGCGGCATCCTCAGCTCGGCCGGATCGCCGGTGCTCGCCGATCATATTCCGATCATCCAGCCTCGCCGCCCGTTGATCGGGCAGCCGACGATCGCCCCGTCACTGAGCGCCGGGGCCAGCTCCTTTTCGGTCAGCGGGCAGAATGCGGGGCTCCTTGCCACGCGCCGGCTTGCGGCCGACGCCGCCACCGTGGCCGTTAACGGCCAGGCCGCGAACTTCGCCAGCGGCAAGCGCATCGGCGCCGACGTCGCGTCCTTCTCCATGCTCGCGCAGGATGCGCAGCTCCGCACGGCGCGGGTGCTGCGCGCCGCCAACAGCAATATCGCGCTCGCCGCCCAATCCGCGAACCTCAACAAGGGCTCGCTGGTGGCGCTGCCGACCACTCCCAGCGTGCGTTATCACGCGGCGGTTTCATCGATCACGCTGGGCGGCGATTCGCGCGTGACGGCGATCACCGACATCATGGCGCTGGCGGACGCCTCCGGAAGCGCGGGCAACGGCCCGAAAGTCGGCACCGATCCGCTCGGCCGCAAATATCTCGATTTCAACTTCGATCCGAACGGAGCGGGCCAGCACTGGCTGACGATCGCCACGACGCTTGCCAATGTCTCGAGCCAGGCCTGCGCGGTGTTCGCGGTCGGCCGGTTCTTCTCGCAGCAGTCGGGCGTCGTCTTCTCGATCGGGCAGAACGGCAATTCGCCGCCCAACACCGGCGGTCCGCTGATGCAGTGCACCGGCCCCGGCGCCGGCTTGCAGCAGCGGCCCTATGCCGGACCGAACACGGCCGGATCGCAATCCACCAAGATCGGCACGCAACTGTGCGTCGTCGGCAGCGCCGGCCGCACCGTCGGCAATGGCGGGGTACGCGTGTGGATGAACCGCAACGGCCGCTCGCCGAACACACCGGTGGCGTTGACCGCCGGAACCGGCCAGGGCGCGGAGATCGGCCGCAATTCGAACAGCCCGAGCGGCACCTTCCTCAACGCCCACATCTACGAGCTGATCGTCTTCAACTTCAATCTGACCGATTCGCAGGGCGACGCGATCGCCGCGGCCTTGGCGGACGGCTGGGGCATCCCCGATATCGTCCATGACGTCGTGGTCGAGGGCGACAGCATTTCGGCCGGCGTCGACGATCGCGGCATCGCCCGCTGGCTGAGTGAGCCCAGCCTCGGCCTGCCCGCCACCACCCGCGTCGTAATGAGCGCGCGTAGCGGCTCCGGCTTCACCAAATCGACGACGCAAAACCCGACCTATCGCCGCGACCTTTCGGGCAGCTGCCTCGATCTCGCGACCTATCGGACGCCCGGCGATGTGCCGAGCCTCACGATCCAGATCGGCCGCAACGACATCACCAACGATGCGACGGCGGACGCGGCGTACAGCAGCCTGGTCGCCTATCTAAACACCACCACCACGGGCGTGCTGCAGCGCGGCTTCAAGGTCGCGGTCGGCGCGAATATCGCCGAAGGATCCACGCTCGGGATCACCAATTCGGTGCTCCGTCTGCGCAACAAGATCCTCGATCCGCAGTTCCTGGTCGATTGCAACGCGGGGCCGGGGCAGACCTATTATGGCCGGCTGCGCGTGGCGAACCTGCCCGGCATCACGTCGGGTGCCAAGGGCACGGTGTTCAACGATCTGACGGATACGACCGACACGGATATCTATCAGTCCGACGGCCTGCACCCGTGGGAAGCCGGCGAGCAGCTCGAAGTCTATGGCGGCGACACGCCCCAGAACGGCTACAAATATGCGCTGCAGATGCTCGGCGGCACGATGCAGGCCAGCGCCGCCACGATCGCGCTATCCGGGCAGAATGCCGGCCTTGCCGCGAGCAGGCGCATCGGTGGCGGCGCGGCGATCTTTGCGCTGCCAGGGCAGGTCGCCGGGTTGCTCGCTGCGCGCCGGCTGCAGGCCGGCGCCGCCGCGATATCGCTCAGCGCGCAGATTGCGAGCCTCCGCCTTGGCCACGGCATGCAGGCGGGAGCATCGTCAATTGGGGTTGCAGGCAAGGATGCGGCGTTGCGGACCGCCAGGCTGTTGCACGCGGGCGTGTCGCTGATCGCACTTACCTGCGAGGACGCGGCATTGTCCGCGAACATGGCGCCAACGAGGTCGCCGCCGCCGCTGAGCCGCCGGCGCCGTGCCCCCAATCTCAGAGCGGAGCGGGCGGCATGATGCAGGTCAAGCCGCTTGGCGCCGAGCTCGATTGGCCGATCACATGGGAGCTGGCCGAGGGCGAGACGATCCAGTCCGCCAGCCACGCCATCTATCCGGTCGAGGCCGGTGGCGTGTCGGTCAAGAGCGGAAGCGAGCAGCTCGACGCCACCACCACCAGCTGCCTCTTCACCGGCGGGGTGCTCGGCCATCTCTATGAGGCGACGACGACGATCGTCACCAGCCAGGGCCGCAGGGACAGCAGGGCGATCACCTTGATCATTGGGATTACGGAGGCAATTCAGTGAGCGATTGGGGCGCGATCGAAGTTATCACGCCGCCCGCCGGCATGCCGCTGCCGCTCGGCCTGGTCCGCGACTGGGTCCGCGTCGACGACAATGCCAGTGACGGGCTGCTGATCACGCTTATTCAGGCCGCGGTGGCTCGCACCGAACTCTACACCGGCGTGCGGCTGTTCACTCAGACGGTGCGGATGACGCGGCGCGGCTTCTGCGACGGCATGCGGTTGCCGACCGGGCCCATCCAATCGATCAGCGCGATCGAATATGTGGATTCGAACGGCGCCACCCAGACGCTCGATGGCGCGATCTATGAATTCGCCACCGGAGGCCTTCGCCCCAAGCTCGTGCTGGCCTCGGGTCAGTCCTGGCCCAGCGTGACGCCGGGGCTGGCGGCGGTGCAGGTGACCGCGGTCGCCGGCTATGGCGGGATCAACGATCAGCCGGCGGATCTGCGGCTGGCGATGCAGAAGATGGTGGCCGCCTGGTTCGAGGATCGCTGCGAGGGGATGATCCCGCAGGACGCGATAGCGATCCTCGATCAATATCGGATGCCGAGGGTTTGATGCAGATCGACCCCGGCACGTTTCGCGATCGCGTGCAGATCCTCGCGCGCAGATCCACGCAGGAGGCCACGTTCGGCACCGCCCAGATCGCATGGACGCCGATCGCGACCGTCTGGGCCGAGGTCCGCGACGTGCTGCCGAGCCGGAGCGAAAGCACGCCCGAGGGTGTGACGATCGCGCGGCGGCCGGCGCGGATCCGCATGCGCTGGCGGGGCGACATCAGCAGCGACATGCGGCTGATCGCCCGTGGCCGCACACTCCAGATCGTTTCCGGACCCGCCATGCTCGGCAACCGGCAATATCTCGAACTGATGGCCGAAGAGGCCTCGACGCTTGGAGACGCGGCGTGACACAGCGACTGAAGGGCGGCCCCGAGCTGCTCGCGGTGCTCGACCAGTTTCCCGAGAATATCGAGCGCAACGTGCTGCGCGGCGCGCTGCGGGCCGGAGCGAAGCCGATCCAGGATCTGGCGAAAGAGAAGGTTCGGCGCAGGAGCGGGGCGTTGGCCCGCGCGATCGTGCGCGGCTCGCGGACCGAGGGCGGGCAACCTCGCGGTTATGTGAAGCTGCGGGGCAAGCATGCCTTTCTGGGCCTGTTTCTTGAATTCGGCGTGAAGCTCCACCTGATCAAGGTGAGCGACGAGGACCGCGACCGGCTGGGCAAGACCACCCGCCACGGCTTTCGGCGCTTCAGCATGCGCACGATCAACAACATGGTGACGCGTGGCAGCCTCAAGATCGGCAAGAATTTCGTCGGGCCGGTGGTGACGCATCCAGGCTTCGCTTCGATGCCGTTCATGCGGCCGGCGCTCGACGAGGGCATGGCGGCCGCGATCAAGGCCGCCGGCGAATATCTCGCGCACCGGGTGCAGATCGGCGACATCAAGGCGCCCGATCTGGACGTGGAGCAGGAGGCATGAACGGGATCGCGGCGCTTCGCCAGATCCTGGCCGGAACCGCCGCAGTGACCGCGCTCGTGCCCGCGACCCGGATCATTGGCGGCGATCTGCCGCAGGGCGTGGCGCTGCCGGCGATCGGCATCACGCGGGTGAGCCAGGTTGACCGCAGGCTGATTGCCAAGGGCGACACGCGGCGCGTCACCGAGCGCATCCAGGCTACGGTGATGGCGAAGACGTATCCGGAAGCCGAGGAGATCCGGCGGACGATCAAGAACGCCGCCGATTATCAGTCGCCGGCCGTGGCAGGGATCAGCGAGGTGGTGGTGCTGGCCGAGGGCGCCGGCCCCGACTTCACCGAGGACGAAGTATCGATCCCGATGCAGATGCAGGATTTCATGGTCAGCTTCAACGAGCCGACCGCGTAGCAGGATTGCCGTCGCGG